CAATTTATGAAGAGATTAGTGAACTTGCTGCTAATATGTGGGGACATCCAGTACAATATTTTAGAGTAGAACCCGACCAAAGATCTAGAGATGTTATCTTAATGGAGTACTCTCTATATAATGTAAAAGAGCAAGGCGACTTAAAGGTTATCGTTCCAGATAATGCAATGCCAACTAGAGAATTTACATACGATATTTTTGGTATGGGCTTTGAGGATTTCGAGATCCATATTACAAAAGGCCAAATGGAACAGGCATTCGGTGAAGGTATACTCCCAAGGCCTAGAGATTATATGTACATTCCAGTTATGAATAGAATGTATGAGGTGAGCTCAGTATCTTTAGCAGATGAGTTTAATCAAACCATGACGTACTGGAGAGTAATGCTACAAAAATACGAAGAGCGCAGCTCTAGCATTGTTGAGGATGGAAGTGCAATAGAGCAACAGTTAGATGAGCTTTATACTGGTGTTGAAGAAGTATTCGGAGAAGAAATTCAAGATGAATATGTACAATCTACTAAGCCAGAACAATACCAGACTGTTTTCTCAGAAGTTAGTGACGGTGTTAGAGAGAGAATCCATAACGGACTAATTATCTCAGATAAAGAGATTAGAAATAAATGGACCATTATCGGAAAGAACTCTTATGATTTAGAATCAGTTAAAGATTTAGGTATTGAATGTCTGGTCTATGGTAAATATTCTCAATTACAGACATCAGATAATATTGCATTCTCTGCTTGGTTTAAACCTAATTTTACGTCTGTCACGGCAGAACAAACAATTATCGATGGATCGAAAGATAATAAGGGTTTAAAACTAACAGTTAATAAAACTCATGTTAAGGCATATATTAATGACTTAGTACTAGAATACCCATTTGCAACTCAACCAGAAAACGATAACTGGTATGGTTTAGTATTTAATTTAAACAATACACATCTAAATACACATGTATCTGTGTATAAATTAAACCCAGTTAGTAATGCTATAACTTCTATGGCAGTTTCAGATACTTTAATTGAAGTGCTTGATAATAATTTTGAAATTACAAGTAAACTAGGTTGGGTTACCACTAAAAAATGGTCTTTAATGCCTGGTAAAATGGCATTAACCAATATCAGATTATTTACTAAAGTGATCGGTAAAGATCAACATACTAATATTCTACAACAATATATCGTTAGAGATAACCGACTGGCTCATATTATCGATAACGCTGTTCCGTCTATTCAGTTAAGAAGGTATAACCAAAACAGGTAATTATTCCAAATTCTAATCTAGGATAATTTTCTAGATATATAGAATATAATATCATATTATGAGTGAGAAGAAAAAGACAATAGCTGAGCAGGCAGATGATATTAGGAAAGAGTTAGACGATTTAATCGGAGATAGTCCGCTAAACGTAGAGAACGATCCTAAAGATTTACCTATTCAGTCAAAACCAACGGCATTAGCTCCGATGGTTAACTATACAGAATTAAAAGCAGGTGCAACTAAAAAGGCACAAAAAACCATTACTTCTCTGATGAAATTTTATCTGGATGCAGATATTATTGAGAAGGATGAGTATATTAAAGCTAAGAAGCAAATGGATGAGATGACAATGTCTTCTCTAATTTATCAATTGCAAGCCGGCGAAAGAGCCCTAACTACCCTATTAGAAACTATCGACTCAGGTGAATTAGCACCTAGAATGTTTGAAGTACTAGCAACTCTGCAAAAGTCAATGTTAGATATTATTAAATCTCAGACCATGTATCTGATGGCTGCAGAAGAAGGTACTAAAAGAATTGCTAGAGATATAGAAATCTATCAACAGAGACAGAATCAAACTGAGATTGAAGGAGCAGGCGGAGACTCTAGTAATAAAAATATCCAAAGAGGTACAAAAGACTTAATGGCCGCGATCCGCGCAGGTATCGATGGTGCAAACGCGGACATTGAAGATGTTGAACCAACAGAAGAATAATGTCAGACTACGTAGGAGATAATAAATGGATTCCGAAAGAGGAAGGGCCACAGGCCGCCTCGGAAAGAATTGTTTGGTCCACCAAGCAAATCAATGACTTATTGGTTGCTATGGACCAGGGTTATCGTCCTAAGATTAAGTTACCATTCTACGAGGGTAGACAATTTCTAAAGAAAGGTAATATTGTATTTGAATATACTGACGAGGAAATTCAAGAGTTAGCTAGATGCGCCGCTGATATTGTGTACTTTGCAGAGAAGTACGCTGTGGTAATGACGGATAATGGTATTCAAAAGGTAAAACTAAGAGATTACCAAATCGAGATGTTGAGGAATTTCCAAAATGAAAGATTTAATATCGTATTGGCATCTCGCCAGATGGGTAAAACCGTAACGGCATCTATCTTTAATGCTTGGTATCTGACATTTAATATGGACAAGAATACTCTATTACTTGCCAACAAATCTGACTCAACAAAAGAAATTATTGATAAAGCCAAGACCGTAATTGAGAACTTACCGTTCTACATGAAACCTGGCATTATTAAATATGACGTGATGAATGTTCGCTGTGATAATGGTTGTCGTCTAATGGGACAGTCAACCACAGCAAAATCCGGTATTGGTTTTACAATCCACAACCTGTACTTGGACGAGTTCGCACACATTCACCCGTCGATCGCAGACTCTTTCTATGAGAACGTATATCCTACATTGTCCTCGTCGAAAGTCTCAAGAATTACAATTACATCTACACCAAATGGATTTAACAAATTCTACCAAATATACGCAGCAGCAGATCGCGGCGATAATGAATATCATGCTATGCGTATCGACTGGTGGCAACATCCAGACCGAGACGAAGAATGGTATGAATGAGAGTTAAAGAACTTAGGCTCAATTGAGGCATTCAATAAACAGTACGGTAATGAGTTCGTTAGTTCATCTAATCTACTACTCGATCCGGTGGATATGAAGAAGATGCGAAAAAGAATGAGGCCTTATGTTTATCATGACTTTGATGAATTTGACTATATCTCAATTGATACAAGGGGATTCCTAGGGTGGGATCCAGAATTTGATATTGATACATGTAAAGATCAAGAGAATTTCTGGCTATTCTCGGTAGATATTGCTGAGGGAAATGGCGGTGATTCTTCTGTGATTAATATATTTCAGGTTAATCCTATGAATTCCGATGAGATTAAGAATGTTGTTAATCCAGGTGCAATGTATGACTTCTTTAAATTTAGCCAAGTCGCTAGGTTTAAATCAAATGAACATGTAATCGAGGATTTTGCAAAGGTACTATATACATTGGCAGTTGACATCTTTTACTCTGAGAACGTAAAGATGATTATCGAGTACAACACGTACGGTACAGTCTTGTTTAATTATCTAAGACAGATCTTCCCTCAAAGAAATGATTTTGATGATGAAATGATCGTTAAATTTAAGCACAGGCATGATAGCAGGTCACTAAAACCAGGTATTAAACTAAAATCTGATAACAAGGCAATCTTTTGTCAAAATTTTGCAAAGTTATATAAGATAAATAGATTAGATTTAACAGACGAAGTTACAGTGACAGAGGCATCATTATTTGGTACACTACCCAACGGTAGTTATGGAGCTCAAATGGGCAACGACGATGTGATTATGACTTGCATTACTGCGACTGAGTTTTTTAACACTACTGACTATGCAGATTTCGTAGAAGAGATATTAGATTTCATAGACCCAGAACTCCATGACGAGATGGAAGCTATACTTTTTAGAGATAGTGACCAACAAGGAGATTTGCAGTATGATATTTATGACCTGTTGAAATAAATTTGCAGAAAGACACGGATATATAATAAAAGAATAAAAAATAACAACGAACAATTATGGCATTAAGTCCTCAATTACTACAGTTCAAAAGCTCAGGCGTATATCGTCTAGAGTTTGACAAGTCACAGACTGTTAACATTCCTGCGGAAACTATCAGACTAGTTGTAGGTAGATCTAATAAAGGTCCTTACAA